CCGTGCGCACCTGCTCCATCATCTCGGCGAACAACCGGCCGCGCTCTTGCTCCAACCGGCGGTATTCGCCTTCCATCTGCGATTTGAACTCCGCCAGTACCTGCTCGCGCATCTGCGTCAGCACGGACTCGTTGGCGGTGTTCGGCTCAGCCGGCGGGTTTTGTGCCGGCGTGCTCACTACCTGCTCCTTGTCGCTCATGTTGATCTCCTCTACTGGTTGCTGTCCGGCTTCGTGCGCCGACACATCGCCGGGTTGCTCAAGCGCCACAGTGGGCGCCGGGGTCTCAGTCTCGATTGCCGGGGCGGGCGGCTCCGGCTCCGCTGGCGTCTCTGTCGGTTCAGGTTCGGCCTCCCCGGCAAACAGCGCTTCGGCCAGTTCCACTGGGCGCAGGCCCTTGACCGCCGGGAAGTTCACCAGCGAGATGCTGCGCAGCACCTGGCCGGCCAGGTCGATGGTGGCCGACAGGTAGCGGTAAACCCGGTCGCCTACCAGTTGTTGGCCCAGCGCGTTCCATTCCACATCAGCCAGCAGCTTCTTGCCCTGGCGATAGATGCGGCGCACCCAGCCGGCTGCTTCCCGCCGCTCGTGCAGAATGTCAATCGGCACATCCTGGCCGGCTGCCCCGGCGCTGAAGGAAGCCACCAGTCCGTCTAGTACCTCTTCCGTGATTTCCACTTGCCGGCCGCCGGCGTCCGTGAAGGTGCCCAGGCGCAAGAACTCTACCGGCCGGCCGGCTTGCTCAGGCTCTGCGAGAATGACCAGCGTAATCAGTCCGCCGGTCGGTGCTGTTTCGTCTGCCATCGCCACCTCTCATGTGCTGGAAAACAAAACGGGGCCGCACTACCCCTGTGGGAGTAAGTGCGGCCCCGTGTTCGCCTGTACTGGTACAGGTTCCTGAAGCCGGGCGGTTGGTTCTCAGCCGCCCACTATGCGCCTGGCCCTACCGTGTTACTTGCCGATGCGCTCCGGTTTGGCCCCGTTTGCGTCCGTTATGGCAAGTATCCACTCTTGGCCGGTTTTTACAATAGTCAGATTGTACACCCGATTGTCGGGCAGCGCTTGCAATCGGCGCGCCACTTGCACAGCCTGGCGCGACAGGTCGGTAGGCTGCGTATTGTCCGGCGCGTCTGCCATCAGCGGTAGTCCTTTTCGCAGCGACAGCCGGCGTGCAGGTCGCCCGGCAAAGCGCGCGATCCGATTGGCCCCCAGCCCCGCCGCTCTTCGCCCCGGCAGATGCGACATACCCGGTCGTCTCCGACTGTCACGAAACGCTCTTCGGCGTACTGTCCGGCCTTGACCCGTAGGTCTTCGGCCCAGTAACGGGCATAGGCGCCGTCTACGTACAGCCGGGCCCGCGCATCGGCCTGGGCCGCCGTGAGCTTGCCGTCAGCTAGGTCTTGCGCAAAGCCTGCCAGGAACTTGTACTCATCGCGCAGTATCTGCCCGTTGCGGCCCCAGGCGGCAGAATCCATGCCTGACCAGCCCCCGTGCGCCAGGGCGGCCGTGGCGTTGTGCAGGTCTTTCAGTTCAGACATCATGGCGCGCTGGAAGTCCGCCGGCAGGATGTCTCCCGCCTGGGCCGCGCGCGCCAGGCCGGCAAAGCGCGCCGCCGATGCTTCGTGCAGGCTCCGCACATCGGCAGCGATGGATTTCTGCGAAACGAGCCGCCCCAGGCTGCCGTCGGGATTCTGCACCCGGTAGCGCCCGCCGCGCATGCGCTCATCGAAAACATAGCCGGGCAGAGCGCCTTTAGGCATCTTGCTTCACCCGCCGGGCGTCCAGGATGCGCCGCAGGCGCTGCGGCACGTCTGGGCTGTACCACCACCAATGCCGGGCGCGCTCGATGTCGGCATCAGTGACTATCGCCAGGGCCTGCGCTTGACCGGGCGTCAGTAGCTGGCCGTCGTTGTCGTCTACGTCGGCGACGATCTGCTCCGCCGTGGCAGGCATGACGCCGCGCTTGACCAGCGCCGCAATGCGCTCCTCTCTAGTCGGCATGGGCCACCACCTGCGCCAGCAACTGTGCCGCCTGTTCGTACTGCGCCGCGGCGAACCGCATCTCAGCGCGCTCAGCCTCGCTCATCGGCGCGTCGCCTTCTTCCCCGGTGTCAACAGGCTCCGGCTCCGGCTCCGGCTGGCTATCCTCTGGTTGCCCCTGTTCTGGTTGCGGCGGCTCTTCCGCCTGCTGCGCGTCCAGGTCTATTTCCGGCATACCCACCAATTCCCGCAGCCAGATCGAATCTTCCGGCCCGGCCGTCGCCAGGAACGTTTGCAAGCTACCCAGATACGACAGCGCTTCCAGCGGCAGCTTCGTGATGCTGGAATGTGTGATCTGTGGGTAGTCCGTCATGCCGGTGAACTGGCCGGGATTGGCGTCGAACAGGCGCGGTATCATGTGGCGGTTGAGCACTTCGGACACCATGTCCAGGCTGGCGTCTACGCCGCGCGTGTATAGCTCGATCAACGGCTGCGACAGCGCCCGGCTGCCGGATTCAGTAGATCCCAGGCGCATGAACGTCACAGCCACCAGGCCCATGATTTCCCAGCGCAGTTGGTTGATGAGCGCCCGCAGCTCCCCTGCGTTGACGTTGGCGACGGAGACCAGCTCGAAGTCCACCATCGTACCGGGCAGCGCCACATACTGCATCTCGTTGACGGCCAGCCCCTCGCCGATACTTTTCGCTTCCCGAATGTCGTTGGGATCGGGCGACTCTTTCCAGCGAAACACGGGCAATCCGGTGAAAGAGCGCTGCCAGCCTACACCCTGGATGATTTCGTAGTTGTCCAGTTGGTGCGCCATCTTGTAGGCCGGCTCCAGCCAGCCCAGCCCTTCCCAACTGCCCCGGTCGTCACCGCCGATAAAATGCAACAGCTTGACGATGGGCACCTTGATTTCCCGATAGTTGGACGGGTCACGCTGTACCATCGTCTGGTAGCCGCCATTGGCGTCTGTTTCCCAGCGGTCAACCGTCTCTTGCCGTCGCACAGCCAGCTTGCGAATGCCGACCAGTCCATCGTCGAAGGCGCTGCCAGCTTGATTGCCCTGCTCCCGACCTTGCCGGCGCTTCCAAACGATTTCATGATCCGCAAACCCGAACGCCTGCGCGCTCAAAGCGAACTTGACCGCTTCCCAAAACGAGTGCGACATATCCGCCAGGCAGGAGTCCAGGAAGTCCGCCGCTTCCCGATCCGGGCCTGTGTCCGAGGCGGGCACAGCCTTCCAGGTGGCGGGGGCGGCCGATAGTAGTACCAGGCGGTGGGCGGTGAAGGCGGCGGGCTCTTTGCGTAGTATTGCGGCCATCTTCTCGATGCCGGCCGCACCGCGCAGGGAGGGCAGGTAGCGTTCTTCCAGCCGTCCCCCCCACTGAGGGATACCCGCCGTGCCAATCTCACGAAACATATCTGCCATCAGTTACCTCAGTTGCCAGCGGCTGGCGGTGCGCTCTACAGCGCCGGATAGGTCGGAGAAAGACGTGCTGCGGTTGCGCTTCATGGCAACCAGCGCCAGGGCATAAGCGTCAGCCCGGTCGTCATGAGTGCCTTCCGGCGCCCGCAGTGTGCTGCCTTCGATGCTTTGCAGCTGCACAAATGTCTTGAATGAGTGCAGCACCGTCTCTTGCTCGCGGAACGCCTCGGCGGTGTCGTCATACAGCATGGTCTTGCCCCGGCTGGACGACAGCCAGCCCTCTTTATCGTCAAAGCCTTTCAGCCGGGCCAGTCTGCTGAAGTTGCGCAGCCACAGCAGCACAGCATGACCGTGGTTATTGCGCTCTACCAGCACGCCGGCGCTCATGTACCAGCGCCCAATAGCGTCAGCGTGTGCGGCGATTTGCTCGGGCTGGTACTTGCCGGCCAGGGCGGCGACCTCTTCGCCGCTGTCCCTGTCCAACACTGCCAGCGCGCTGTCATCGCTGGTCGGGTTGCCTTCTGCCGGGTCTATGCCGATTACATACTGTTTGCCCCGTTCCGGCAGCCGGTAGACTTCCAGGGCAGGGATAGACGGCGCTCCGGTTGGCTCCGGTATCTGCCACTGTTCGGCATAGCACTGGCGCAGCCAGGCCGGCGAGATGCGCTTGTCAAGCTCTTTGGGCGCCAGCGCTTCCGTATCGGTAGCCGGGTACTCTTGGTACAGATCATCGAGCGAGCCGGTGCGCGCCAGCACGTCCCGGCGAATGTCCTCGTACCAGACGGCGTTACGCCCTGGGTGCGTGTGCCAGGGCAGAAACACCGACGCCCAGGGATTGTCGCCCATTTTGGCCGCCCGGTAGATGCGCTTGAACTCCGACTCTGGCTGCGACTTGTCGGCAGTAGATACCAGGATCATGCGCCCGCCGGCGTCAATGGTCGGCTTCACAGCGTTCATCAGCGTATTGAGAGACGGCGCAAAGTCGGCTTCATCCACAATCGCCAGCGTTGCCGTGTACGAGCGCCCGCCCGTGGTAGGGAATGCCATCGCCGCCGAACCGTTAGACAAGCGCCACTCATGGCCGGAAGATTTGCCGGGTTCTGTGCCGGTTTTCATCCAGTCCGGCAGCCGCTCGTACATACCTTTCAGCCGAAAGTCCAGCAGGTGCACCGCCTCATCATCTCGTTGCGAAAACAGCAGCACGGTGGCGGCCGGCCGGCAGAGCATCAGCCACAGCGAATAGCCCAGCACCAGCCAGGTTAGCCCGAGCTGGCGGGCCTTGAGCACAATCACCAACCGCTCCCGCTCGATGACTGACAGCGTATGATGCTGGGCGCGCCACAGGGTAAACGGCACCCAGCCCTTCGCTGAGGCGTCGTACACCTGGCAGTAGTTATCCACGAAATAAGCCGGCGACTCTACGCAGGCCAGTAGCTCAGCCTTGCGGTTGTTCGTCTGGCTCTTCAAGAAAACGCTCCGCTTCCCAGTCCCGTACCCGGCCACGGGCCGATACCACATCGGCCAGGGTCACGCTATGCTCTATCGGCCCACCGTCCCGGCCGGTGATTTCGCCCCGCTCTACGTAGCCCCTGCCCTTGCCCTGGGTCTTGAGCGTGAAGCAGATCGCCCAGGCTTCACCGTTGACAACAGCCTGATACAACTTCAACTCTGCCGTATCAAGGAATGCGCCGCGCTCGTTTTCGATAGCCGCTTTCACGTCCGGGCTGCGCTGGGCGCGTCGGTGAATGGTCGCCGGGTCGCAATGCAGTTTTTTGGCGGCCAGGTATATGGCACCATTCATCTCTGCCAGGGCCGCTATGATTTGCTCGTTGGTGTATTTCTCAGACCTTGCCATCGTTTTATATCCCCGCAAAATTGCACATGGCAGATGGGTTTCGCCGTTTGTGCCTTTTCCTACTTGACAAACCATACTATATGTGATATAGTGTTATTGTAATCGGACAACTGAAAGGACGCTCCAAATGACCACTTATGAAACTATTTAGCACTGCTGAAGCCGCCGAATATCTCGGCCTATCCGTGGTAACCGTCCGCTACCACATCGATCACGGCAACCTGACCCCCACGAAAGTGGGCCACAGCCTAGTCTTCACCCAGGCACAACTAGACGACTTCAACGCCAGCAAGCGGCCGGCTCACCGGCCCCGCAAGGAAGAAAGGACAGATTCAGAATGACTGCCATTGCAAACGCCAACCTGATTTACGAGCCGAAGGGCCGTGCCCGTGAATACGCTCCCCTGGCCTGCAACGTCTACCGCGGCTGTGACCACGCCTGCGAATATTGCTATGCCCCCTCGGCCACTCAGCGCCAGCGTGCTGACTTCGTACTTTCTTCGTCGCGCGGCCCGGAGTTCCTGCCGAAGCTACGCAAAGAAGCCGCTCGTTACGCCGCCGCCGGTATCACTGATCCGGTGCTGTTGTCCTTCACCTGTGACCCCTACCAGTCGCTTGACGAACGACTGGGCGTCACCAGGGAGGCCATTCAAATTCTGCACGGTGCCGGCCTGCCCGTGCACATCCTCACCAAAGGCGGCAGTCGGGCGCTACGTGACCTGGATCTGTTTACCGCCGGCGATGCCTTCGCCAGTACGCTGACCCTGCTTGACCCGGACGAATCCGCCCGCTGGGAACCCGGCGCCGCCAGTCCGCAGGATCGCATCGAAACCCTGCGTAAATTCCACGCCGCAGGTATCCCGACCTGGGTCAGCCTGGAGCCGGTGCTTGACCCATCTGCGGCACTTGAGATCATCCGCCATACTCACAGCTTTGTTGACCTGTACAAGGTCGGCAAACTCAACTATCACCCGCTGGCAAAAGAAATTGACTGGCACAAGTTTGCTGACAGCGCCATTACGCTGTTGGATTCCCTTAGCCAGCCCTACTACATCAAGCATGACCTGCTGCCCTTCCTGTCCGTCACGCCCCGCTGTGCCGTCACCGCCGAGTCGTTGGCGTCCCCGGCAGCGCTCGTTACCCGCCCGTCTCAGTTGTCAATGTTCTGACCAGCAGCGCCGCGTAGTGCGTCATCTGCTGCGCGTGTCCACAGTAGTACCCGGCCCAGCGGGTCAGCGTGTAATCACGTTGGCCCGCTTTCTCTGCCACCAGCTCCCGGCATACATCTAGATAATTTTCGTATACCGCTTTATTGCCGCGCCGCCTAACGGCTTCGCCCATGCTCGCGACGTTCCAGACGCCAATTTTTAGCTTTTGCCTCAGCCCGTCGTTTACCACTAGGCCCAGGACGGTCGGCCACTGTCGATCGCTACCAAACAGCGCATCTATCACCGGCCACGGCTCACCGTAAGGATCAATGTCAACTAGATTGACTGGCAGATGTGCTCCGGCGCCGGCCCGTATTGCCGCCACGCAATCGCACTCGTAAACCGCCCAACTGGGGCGCTGCCTGGCTAGGATTGATGCCTTGTCGGCGTCTTTCTCGAATACAATTCCTTGCTTCACGCCAGAGTAGCAACGCCACCAAATATGCCCCCTCCCTCCATGCGTCTCCATGACAACCGGATCGGAGATTTCCTTGAGCAGGTTGAGGCGCAAGGCCACCTTGCTGCCTAGCGTCGTGTTATCCTTCTGCATGGCTTTTCAGGTACTCACGAAAAATCACCAGGATAGCGTCGGCCCTGCTCGTTTCCCCAGTCGCCATGATGGCTTGCTCTATTTCGCCAACGTCCCCCACGTCAACCACGAGCCGGATGAGAGAAGGCGTGTCGATTTCCCGCTCGCCCCCCTCCCCGTCCGTGATGTCCTTCAGCGCTGCGGATTCTACCCCGTCCCACATCTCCCCCAACATCGCTTGTACCGCCGCCTCACCGCTCTGGACGGTGCTCAGGATCGCATCGAGCGCTTCCTTCGATGCAACCGCCATGCTCGTTATCGGATCGAATGTCGCCAGGATGTAGTCAGCCTCAGCGTCGTCGACGTCCAGCACCAGCACCGGCCATTTGCCCGGCGCGCTGTCTTTGCGCAGGTGGCCGTCTATCAGCACCAGCTTGCCGCCGGCCCGCTGCGACTCATACGCCAGCAGGCCGTCAACGATGCCAACCTCTCGCAGCACGCCTGCTAACGCAGCAGCCTGCGCCCGTGGATGGTCACGCCAGTTGCCCGGATGCGACTGCAATTCTGCCGTGTCTACGTAGCGCAGCTCTTTGATGCGGTTGCGTAGTTTTATAACGTCCGTTTGTCCAACTGTCGGCTTTGCCACTGCTCCACTCCGCTCATGCCGTACTGTCTACCAGGCTTTCCAGTTGCAGGTGCTGCCGTAGTGTGCGACGGAGCGCTCCCGGCCGCCGGTGCGCCACATGGCACGCATGGCCTTGTGCCAGCGTCTACGCCAGTATTTGCCAGCGCCCGGCTTCCACCAGGCGGTTGTGCTGTGCTCCCACATGCGCTTGCTGCGCCATTCGCTGCTGCCCTGCCGGTTGAACGTGTTGCGATGGTACATGTTTGGTATTCCCGCCAGCGCCGTAGCCCCCACGGCTCCCCACCATTTTGTTAGCGTCGTCGTGTACTACCAATCCACCACCTGCACGTTGCTCCAATCGCCGATGCGGCAAGCCACCACCCCCAGCGCATAGCACTGTACCCGGTAGCCGTTGGCGTCAAACTCTGCCGTCAACGGCGCACCCAGGTCGTGCGACCGGGCGCACTTCTCCAGCGCCGCCGCCGGGTTGTGCGGCGTGTCCAGCGCAGCCCAGGCGGCTGTGCGGATCACCTCATCCACGTTGACCGGCTGCGGCATCGTCAGGTAGCGCGCCGGGTCGGTGTAGCCGGCCCAGCCATCATCTCTGTGGTTGTCCGGGTTGACTCGGATGCCCAGGTGCAGGTGCGGGCCGGTGCTGTTGCCGGTGTTGCCGGATAATCCGATCTGCTGCCCGGCAGTGACGGTTTGTCCCACCTGCACACCCTGAACGCTCAGGTGGCCGTATAGCGATTGCCCCCAGGCGTGCAGCAGCTTCACGTAGTTGCCATAACCGCCGGCGTCCGTGGCTACTTCTCGCACCGTTCCGGTGTCCACCGCCAGTACCGCAGTACCCTGGCTAACGCCCCAGTCCATGCCGTTGTGACCTTTCAGCCCGAAGCGTGCGTAGCTGGCCGGGTTTTCCCCGAATCCTTGCGTCAGGTGGCCGATACCGACCGGCAGCGGATAGCGTACAGTAGGCGTCACGGGCGTTACCTCCGGTTCCGGCACGGCTGGCAGCGATTCGATGTATGGCAAAAACTGGCGCAAGAATGCAGCGTTGCGAATGTTCATCAGCTCCCAGTGGTTAGAGCCGTAGTCAAAAGTAAAGATGCAGGCGCCTGCAATGCGACTGTCGCCCCGCAGTCGTTGCTCGTACTCTCGCAGGTGAGCGATGTAGTTGGTGGCTTTGGCGTCTTCCCCGTTGCCGGGTAAATTCTGCCAGCCGCCGTAGGGCTGGCCGGCCACGCCCAAATCAATGCCGCACTCAGTAATCACAATCGGCACATCATACGGGCACTGTGTGTAGCGCCCGGCCCACCAGCGCCAGTTTTCTGCCGGCCCGGCCAGCGCCCAATATTCGTGCAAGCCCAGGTAGTCGCCCGGCCGCATGGCCGCAATCACCGGCTTGAAAAACTCCCACTGCACCGGCGCATCCTGCACCCCGCCGTTGCCCGGCCAGCCTACGCCGAAATTGCCAACTACGCCGTGCAAGCCGAACTGGTGCAGCCAGTACAGAAACGAGCCGTACCAGGCGGCTGTCAGCGCCGGCGGTTCTCCGCTCCATAGCTGCGGCTCGTTCAAGCCCTCGAACAGCAGCCGGTCACGGGGCACGCCCCGGCTCTCGCAGTTGTCCGCCATCCTGCGGCACAACTCCGCCGCCACGCCGCCGTGGTGCTCCGCCGTGCCGGTGTCGGGCAGGCTGCGGCTTTCCGGGTCGCTCATGCGGTAGTGGCGCAGGATTATTTTTGCGCCTGCCGGAACGTCTTCCAGGTATGGCAGTTGTTCACCGTCGCAGATGATTTTCACAAACGGCGGTCGCCAGCGGGCGAAAGTGCCGGCGTCGTCACTGCCCCGGTGCTCTGGTATCCAGTGCGGACAGTACAGTGTAGCCATCAGCACAGCCCCCGTTCGTGCGCCCAGACCGTTACCCGCTGCATGGCCGCCGCGGCAGCCGCCATCGTCTCGTAGTGCAGACCGGGGTTTTCCGTGTCTGCCAACAACAGCTTGCGATCCGCCTCGACCGTCACAACGTTCAAACTGGCCCCGTCGTGCAGGTAGACCAGCAAACCGGTATTGCGGGTGTCCGCCGGCAGCTTGTCCCGTTCCTGCCGATGCCAGCCGCCGGTCGTGTCAATCGCCACCCCCAGCCCGACAGTCTGCCCGACGTTTAGCCAATGCGTGTGACCACGCAAGAAACGCATGACTCTTATGTTGTCGTTTTGGCTGCGCTCGATGTAGAGCCGCCAGGTTTCACGGATTGACTCGTAGCTGTTGGCGTAGTACGAGCTGGCCCCAAAGCCGTGCGCGGCGTCGTACCACATGCACTCAGCTTCGTTGGCGGAAAAATTGCCGATGTGCGTTCGCCCGGCGTAAACCGCCGGCACTCCCAGTAGCCGCAGACTCATCACCAGTTGCCCGGCTAGGTTTTCTTTCATGCTGTGGTCATGGTTGCCCCGCACGATCACCCAGCGCCCGGCCCCTAGCTCCTGCTGCCACGACTGAATTTCCCAGGCGCACCACCAGCATTGGTCGGCTCCGAATTGCAGAGCGTTCTGCATCTCTTGCGAGCGGTAGATGCCCCGGCCGGCCACCGCATCGCCGTTGAGCACAACCTCTATTTCGTCTGGCTCGAAAGCACGGGCCACGCCGATTGCCCGGTTCATGCACTCCCGCAACGTGGCGTAAAGCTGCGCACTGTCACCGAAGTGCAGGTCACTGATGACGATTGTCGCTTTCTTCATGCGCTCCCGCTTATTCGACCATCTCCAGGTATTCGGCCACTGCCGGGCAGCGCTCGCGTGTGCGCTGATATGCCTCCCGGCCCGACAGCCCCTGCCCTATCGCCGTCCAGAACACCTCGCACGCATCGGCGGCGTCGCCGTTGGGCACATCCTCCCGAAACGAAACAACACATTCGGCTGCCGCTGCCAGGTCTGCCGGTTGGTCGGACGAGCAGCCTGCGATTAGCAGCACTCGCACGCCGGATAGGTGCTCCGACAACCAGATCCCGTCGGCTATCCCATCGGCAAACTGTAGGCCCGTAGGCCCGGCGTGTACGCTCAGATGCAAATAGGGCACCGGATCACCCGACCGGCGCCGGCGTCCCAGTACCCGGTCAAGGCCGGCTTTCGTCACCGGGGTTATCCGCTCGAAGTCCAGCCCGGTGTGCGCCTTGACTTTGCGCAAGATGGCCAGGTCTAGTTGCAGCATCGCATCTGTGCCGACGCCGACAACCAGTTCCGGGCCGTCGCAATCCGGCAGACCGGGCCGGTTCTCGAACTGGCGCAACTTGTCCTCAAGCTCAGTCATGCGCATTGTGGCCCTGGCCAGCTTTCCCAGCAGCATGTCTACCTGCGCTTCAAGCTCTTTGATCCTGGCACGCAATCGGTTTTCCTCACGACTACTCTCACGTTTAGGCCGTACTTTTTGTAGATAGATGGAGTACAGCCCTGCTGCAAGGGCCGACAGTGTTACCAGCCAAAGAAGATCGAACTGCGCCATGCCTGAACAAGCCTCTGGGTTAAAAAGCGAACGGGGCACCCTCAGAACGAGAGTGCCCCGCCGGATCGTCGTCATCACCGGGTCACGGGATACACCAATCTTGCTGTACTTGTGCTATGAGCGGGAACCGTTGCGCCTGGAAGGTTGATTATCCTGCGGGCAGAAAGCCATCACGTCGCCATGCTCTTCAAAGATGTAGCGGATATCGCCTCCGCCGCCATTTATAACCAGCTTCCAATTGATGCCGGCTGCCTGCGCCGCTAGAACCTTCTCCCTCACCAATAGTAGTAGATTCTCTATTGCGTTTGGCGGGCCGGTTATCACGTTTCCCTGCATACTCGCATTATGCAAAACCCGCGCAAGTCTGTCAATAGGTCTGTTTGTCCCGGTCACTTACTCAGCGTTTTCCCAGCGTGTGGTCTACCGGGCCGTGTTGCTGGTGAGCGTGCTCGATGTCGGCCGTCACCAGCGCCAGGTACTGCCGCAGCATGCGCAGGCTGCTGTGCCCCATCAGCATCTGTAGACTGTAAATGTCCATCCCGGCGCGCAGGCTCCACAGAGCGAACGTGCGGCGAAAAGCGTGCGGGTGGCAGTTTTCCACCTTGCAGCGGCCTTTGAGACGCTCCAACATATCCCGCAGCGCCCAGTAGGTCAGGCGGCTGCCGTCCTCGATCACCCACAGCGGCGCGTCCGCTTCCGTGTGCTGGCGGGTCATCAGGTATTTCAACAGCGCCTTGCGGGTTTTCGTGCCGAAGCATACGGTGCGGGCTTTGTCGCCCTTGCCGTGGCGAATGACCACTGTGCCGCGCGTCGTGTTCACATCGCCCACATTCAGCGCCAATAGTTCCCCCGCTCTGACCCCGGTGTCCACCAGGAAGAGCACAATCGCCGTATCGCGCGGCGCACGACAAGCGGAGACAATCGCATCCACCTCTTCACGCTCCAACGCCGAAAGAACGTCGTTGGGCAGAGGCGGCATCTTGACCTTGCCCATCGGGTTGCAGAGCAAAAGCTCTTGCTCTGACAGCCAGTTGAACAACGAGCGGGCGGCTGAGGCGTGATGATGGATGGAGCGCTTGCCTAACTCCCGCTCTTCTGCCAGGTAGCACAGCCAGGCTCGCAGGTGGGTTGGGTGCACATCAGTAATGGTCGAAACGGATTGCTCAGCCATCCAATCGGCCAGCGCCGCCAGATATTTGCGGTACCAGATCAGGGTGGCCGGGCTGCACTGGGCAGCTTTGCGGTCGTCGCAGAAGGTGGAAATTGCCGTGCTGAGAGTGATGCGGTAGGAAGTCGTCGCTTGTGTAGTGTCTAACATCGTACCCTCCTGGGTGTGGTGATAGTCGGAGCGGTAACGATGTTTTGGCCTGTTGGCGTGCTGGCAGGGACTACTAGCGGCAGGGGTTTACCTCCATCCCAGCCGGGCATGTTGTGCAGCTACCCTCACTCTCTGCTATACTACGTCTTGTCGTGACCCCACGGCGACGTAGCTCAGTGGCAGAGCAAGCGGCTCATAATCGCTCGGTCCTCAGTTCGAGTCTGAGCGTCGCCACAGGTCAAAGTCGTGCCCTATGTAGTGGCACGCATCGTTACCCTACTATCCGTTGTGGTGCGCTTTTGCAGGGAGCGCCACGGCGGATAGTGTTTTAAGGTCAATCGCTTGCTTACCGCAGGCGAGAACCCTCAGAAATTGCCCTCCAGTCGCAGCTTTGCCAGGCGCAGCCGGGCTATATCGCCCAGTCCCCTGGCGTGTAGCAATTGTTTCGAGATGTCCGCTTCGTCTTTGCCGGCCATGAACATGGTATATCCCTGTATCTCAGCATCCATGTAGTCAATCAACGCTACCCTGGTTTCCACCGCGCAAACCGGCGCCCCTGCATCAGCCACCTGACGGCGAAGCTCTTGCAGGCGCGATACCTGCGGCGCCAGTGCGATGCGAGATGTGGTGCTAGCCAGGGCATTGGCGTCATCCCAATCATCAAGCAAAGCGTCGACGGCCGCCACAAAAACCTTCGCCTGGACACCGCATGGCGCCGGTGTCGGTGACGGTAACAACCGTAGTTGCACCGCCAGGTTACGGACCGGAGCGGCGCCGATCTGGCCCGAGACAGTCAAGGCCCCCAGCACGGCAACCACTGCAACTACTGCAATGCCACTGTAAAACAGCGCCCGTCGCGTCCGAGGTGCCGCCGCGACCGGCTCCCCCAGCGGGCAACCACAATGCGGGCAGGATGTGGCCCGCTCCGATACTTCGCGCCCGCACTCCGAGCATTCTCTCAGAGCCATGATTCTCCTCCTCGTTGTGGCTAGTCAATCACCTGCCCTATCCTGCCCCCATCCGTTACCTTTCTTGCTCCATTGACACGGTGTGTCATAATAGGTAAGTTGCATCCCCGGCATGCTCCAGTGTCTTTTGCCGAGATTAATTCCAACCAGGGCATTGCACTATCAGCCCCAATGGTGTATAATTAGCACATTCGTTCTGTCGTTGCTGCAAAGGTGCTATGATGGGAAAACGAAGAAAGCGTAGTTACGGCGCGCTCGCGCCGTCTGTCAGACTTCCACGCCAGCCCACACCGCCCGCAAACGTTGCAGCACCTGCCGAGGGGCCTCTTGACCCACCGGCTATCACCGGCGCTGAGAGGCTGGTCATTCGTGGCATTGCCCGCATTCTGACCACGCTGGCCGAACAGCTCCTGGCGCTGGCCGGTGGTAAGCCTGATGGCTAATCCTGGCGCGCCACATCCTCGACGATCCGTAACATCAGGTCACGCCTACCCTGATCGGGGATGGAGCGATAGGCAGTCAAGAGGCGATCCTCATCAGGGGCCAGATCGGTCGGTAAACCTAGAATGTATTCGACGGAGCGGCCCAGAATGCGCGACAACTGTACCACTTGCCAAGCGCTGAGCGCGTGCGTGCCCCGCTCGTAATGGCCGTAACCTACCTTGCTTAGCCCCAGGCGCACACCGACTTCTTCCTGGCTAAGCTTAGGCGCGACCGATTCGCGAGCATCCCGTATGCGCTGGGCCACATCTCGGTTGAACTTATCTTCTGGTTTCATATGCGGTATCTTGCCCGCTAGTATATCACCTATTTTGAAAATTCGCCCCCAAAAGTATTGACAAATAGTTACCAATGTGGTATCTTATAGGCACTCTATCGGTATCTATCTGGCGCCCTCTTTTTTTGATCACATAGATACCGAATCGGTAACATATCATTACCGTTCAGTAATCTAACAGGAGCAAGCATGCTTGACTTCGCAACCAAACTCCGCACCATGCGACAAATTCGCAACATGTCGCAAGTGGAACTGGCGGAGTTATCTGGTGTCCCAAACAGTCGCATCTCCGACATGGAGAGCCACAAAGTGGTTCCCGTCGGCGAATGGGAAACCCGCCTCAAGGCGGCTCTCAACTGGCCCACGGATGAAAGCGCCTTCGAGGCGCTGCTGTCTGCTGTGTCGGGTCAGGACACCCCAATTTCGTAAGCCACCCAGGCGGGCGCGTTGACCGACGCCCCCGCCCTCTTCGATTTGCCGGGCTGGTAGTGCAATACCGGCCCGGCAGACCTAACCCGGCTGCGTAGCATAACGGCAATGCAGCGCTTCCCTTCCGGCGCTGATGCGGGTTCAACTCCCGCCGCAGACCCCTCAGCTCGTTTGCCCGTGTCGTGACCTGGCACGGGTTACATGCCCAGCCTGTTGCAGCGTTTGTACTCGCTCCGGGCTGGCCCAGACGGCAAACGGGCTGTACGTGAGGCGGCAACCCTCACGGCCAGCGGCAGCGCCACGCCAGGAGCGACGCTGCCGACCGGCTGAGCGCACGACAGCCGGGCAACAAGTCCGCCACTAGCAGATTCACAGGTACTCTCTTCTGGCAGGCGTTCTATGTGCCGGCGGGGCGTGCGACCGCCGGTAACATCCCCACGGATGGAGGCTCGCAATGGACGACGGAGAAGCTCGTTTGTTAGCCCGCATCAAAGCCCTGGAATGTGAATACGCCTGGCAGTGGTATGACCACGCCGATCCGGTCGTGCTGATTAGCATGGCCGAGGAGATCGGCTTGCTGAAACAGGCCCTGGCCGTGGCGCAGAAGCGCAGCGCCGAGGTCATGCACTACCGCCGGCGGGCCAACAGCCTGGCCGTAGCCCGGCCATGAATGACCCAACCTTGTTCGGAGCGCTGGCTGGCTTTTCGCTGGCTATCATTATCCCGCTGGCTCTGCGCCTGAGAGCCATCGAGCGGCGCCTCGATGCTGCCATCGACGAAAACAGCGCCTTACGCCACGCTCTCTATCGTCAGATGGAGCGCAACGCCCTAACGCTGCGCAACCACTATGCCGTGTACCCACGCCATGAAAACGTCCGAAATTAGCTGCCTGCCGGAGCGGTTCCGCAAGTTCATTCGGGTTGACCCCGGCGGATGCTGGCTGTGGACGGGCCACTGCAGCGAATCCGGCCACGGCCAGTACAAGGCTGACGGCCGCACCGTCATGGCGCACCGCTACGCCTACGAGTGCATCACCGGGCAGCAACTACTGTCATGCGTGGTGCTGCGCCACCGCTGCAATCACCCGGCTTGCGTCAATCCGGCCCACCTGATGCTCGGCAGTCACGCCGATAACGTGGCCGATCGGGTAGCCGCCCGGCGCTCCGCCTGTGGCGAACGCAACGGGCGGGCCAGGCTGACTGCCGAACAGGTAGCAGCCATTCGGGCAGAATACACGCCCGGCCAGGTCGGGTATGGCACGCTGGCCCGCCGGTATGGAGTATCGGCCAGGGCCATCAGCTACATTGTCGCCGGCCGGCACTGGGCCGAACCGGGCTAACGCATAGCGCGCAGAGACCGGCCGGGTTGTCGTCACCACCGCCGCCCCGGCCGGTCTCCCATAATCCGCCAGGCCGCCCGTCGCACCGGGGTTCCCAGCGTCACGCAGCACCGGGCATCAACGCGCCCTGCTGCTAATTTCTACAACCAGAGTATTACAAATAGTCCGGTCTGTCAATAGCCGGGGCAGAAACCGGGCGCAATCCGGGCAAACATGGGGGATTACATTGACGCCGGAAACCGGGGCAAGTGAGGTGCTGATGGTTGCGATGCTGGAGGGGCTTTTCATCTTCGGCCTGATGTACGCCGGGTTAGCGGCGCTGCTGCGCTACCTGATGCCGGATCACGGCTACACCGCCTTCCTGGTGGTGGGCGGGGTGGCCGTGGTGTTGTTGGGATTTGGCACGTTCTACTCAGCCGATGCGGCGCGCGTCGCCTTCATGTGCTTCGCAGCAGCCGGGCTGCCGATGGTAGTGGGCGACGTGCTGGGCAACCTGGTGCGCTCCCGGCAAGCGGCGCGCAGGAACGCTGCTGCCATTCATGAGGGGTTGCATGACGACCGCTCGTAAAGTCGGCGGCAACGCCGATAGCCACCACTTGAGCCAGGCGCTTTCTGCCAACGAGGATGCCTGCCGGCTGGTTGCCGACATGGCGGATGTGATTGCGCAAGATCGGCGGTTAGCCGGGCAGTTTATCCGGCTGAGTATGCTGCTGAGCCGCCAGCGGGGCGACCTGATGGAGATGCGCATCATTCGCAACGGACGGCCGGCGCCCGACTAGGCTTTCTCGTTCTTCCCTCCTCGAAGCCGGGGCGGTTGTGTGGGAGCAACCGCCCCGGTGGGGGAAGTTTGTCCCATTTTTCAACAGCTACCGGAGGTGCAACGATGGAGCTAATCGTTTTGTTGGCATTGGTGGGTATCTGCTGCCTGGGCTGGCAGTGGCTAAACGAGGAGTGGTGAGGCGATGAACGAAACAGCACTGGTAGTACGCCAGCAAACGCAGTTGAGTCGGGAACAGGTAGAGCTGATAAAGCGGACGATTGCCAAAGGCAGTAGCGATGATGAGTTGGCCTTGTTCGTGCAGCAGTGCAATCGCACCGGGCTTGACCCGTTCGCGCGGCAGATTTATGCCATCAAGCGCTGGGACGCCAGGGAGCGCCGGGAGGTCATGGCGCTACAGGTGAGCATTGACGGACTGCGCCTGATTGCAGAGAGAACCGGCAAGTATGCCGGCCAGCTCGGGCCGTATTGGTGCGGCCCAGATGGGCAGTGGCGAGAAGTGTGGCTGGCGCCGGAACCACCGGCAGCGGCAAAGGTGGCCGTACTGCGCGCCGACTTCAAAGAGCCACTGTGGGCGGTGGCCCGGTATGCTGCTTACGTGCAGACAAACCGGGAAGGGGCAGCGACGCCGCTCTGGGCGAAAATGCCGGACTTGATGCTGAGCAAATGCGCTGAATCGTTGGCGCTGCGGAAAGCGTTTCCGCAAGAGCTTTCCGGGTTGTACACCAGCGAGGAGATGGCACAGGCGGGCGGAGAAGTGATCGACGTGCAGCCGGCCAGCGTAACGCCACCGGCACCCGCCGCCAGCGATGCCGAATTTGAAGCTATCCCCTCGGCGCGCCAGGAACGGGCCGCCAATGGGAACGGAGCACACTGGATTGACAACCCGAAAATCCGGGCAGCGTTCTGGGCATGGGCCAAAGAGCACGAGCTGAGCGAGGCTGAGATACTGGCCGCCCTGGGCGTGGAGCATATTCACGACTACACC